GCATTCATCTGAAGTCCACCATAATCTAAATCGTGTGCTGGAATGTGGGTTGCTGCTCCAAAAGTATCTGTCCTAATAGCAAGCATGAACATTCCTTCTTCACCAGAAGTGTGTTGAGAATCTTCAGCATAAACATAATCACCAGTTGTAATTAAATGACCTGTTATGTCGAAGTGTGCAATAACTGCATCGCCATCATCGTAATTATCTGCTGCTAGTCTATATTCTCCACCTGTTGGTAAAAGTTGTGGTGTAGCTGGTTGTAAAGCGTGATCTGTTGGTAAGGGGAAAGCCCTGAATCTATCTGCTGTTGCATCCCATCCACCGAAACCTTGCCATACTTCTGTAACTGCTGAAAGGTCTTCATCTGCTGTGAATACCCAAGCATCTGCATCTACCCCTGCTGAATTAACATAAGACCATACATCTACTGCCAAGTCACCAGCTACTGTGATTGCTGATTTTAAAGTACATTTTAGATATCCTGAGGCATCTACTCTCGCAAATCCCCATTGCCCTTCGGCTATTGTAGGATCTACTGCGGTATATTTACCTGCTATTCCTTGTGCCCATTGTTCAGGCGGTATTACTGCTGTTGCTTCTTGGTATAAAGCGGAAAATTTTCTATCATTTAATTGTGCCATTGTTCCCTCCTATTTGGTATTATCTTATAGCTTAGCTATTCGGCTGCGGATTTGGGTCCACGCTCGCCGCAAGATTGGCTTTATTTTTTTTTTGATTTCTTGATTGTCTTCTTTACTTCTTTCTTTACTTCTTTAGGTTTCTTTGATTCCATTAATCTTTTAGGTTCTGCTGGTTTAACGAACTCTTCTTTAAATTCAACATTTCCACCTTGTTTCTCAACATCTTTAACTAAATCTTTAGATACTAAGTCACCATCTTTGAAAGTTACCCATTTGAAATTAGGGAATCTTGATCCTATTTTGAAGTGTTTTGTTTGTCCTTTAAATTTATACATTTTTTTCCTCCTTATTTAAAAAAAATAAAAAAATAATCCTAAGCGTTAGGATCTACTATTACTGGTGCTGCACTGTTACCGTATGTTCCGTTGTTTACTACACCTGCATCACTCTTATCTTGTGTGATATTTGTTGAACAGTTTGTTACAACGTTATTTGCTACTAACAATGTTCCATCTGAAGGTTCAGTTCCAGGAATTTCTATTCCAGTGTCTGTACTATTGCTACCGATTATCCAGTTCCCAATAGCCATACTGTCTGGTCTATTTCCACCAGTTTGTACGAATTCAATACCCACTGCCGCTGCATCTACCCATATCATGTTGTTTCTATAAACTCCACGAGTTGCGTTTGCATAAATTGATCCACTTGCCCAACTTCTAAACAAACAATCTTCAACAGTAATATCTGGTGAGTCCTGTGTGTCATCAGTTTCTACACCGTAACCAGCTGAACCATATCCATCGAATCTACAGTTAGCAACATATAGTTTATAGGAAGCAGTTGTTCCAGATACTTTAATACCTGATCCTGCACCACCTATTGCACTCATTCCAACACCTATAATTGATACTTGATTAGCATCTACTTCAAAGATGTTTACTGCTGCACTTGTATAGATTAAAGACTTATAATCATTACAACTTCTATTCGCTCCGATGATTGTTAAACCTTCTTGACTAATTGCTAAAGCTGTTGCAATCACATAATCGCCAGGTCCTAAATAAATGATATCATCATCTCCTGCTGCGGTTATTGCTTCTCCAATAGTATAAAATGCTGCATCCCAAGACTTTCCATCTCCACTAACTGCATTTCCTTTACCTGGATCAACATACCAAATTTGAGAATCTCTAATTACTTGTGGTCCGCCTACTCCTGCGACTCCTTGAGACATAGTAACTTGTTGTTTAAAGTTCCATTGTCTATTTTCTAATTGACTTATTCCATAACTCATTGTGTTTCCTCCTTCACGTTAAGTAAACCGTGGTAATTTTACCGAGGTTTATAATAAAAAAAATAAAAAAAAGGTTTATGCTGTAAACAAAGCACCACCTAAATATATAACAAAACTATAGGTATGGTTTGTAGTTCCACCTGCTGCATCTAGGGTCACAATTCCTGTCTCAACTGCATAAGTACAAGTTGATAAAATACCACTTTCACAATCCCAAGCATGAATACCTTCCAAATTAGTATCATCTGGTAATAATGAACTGATGTCTACAGTATCAGCTGAATCTGCTGTACTTGGTGTTCTTACTTTAATAATTCCGAACCCACCTAACATTTTGTCTACTTTACACGCACTTAATAATATAGCTGCCATTCTTTTCCTCCTTATGCAATTCCATAAATTTGGCTCATAGATCCTTCGTAAGTTACAGCAAGTGCGCCGTACCATTTTAGGAAATATTTGCTTGAATCGTTGGTTACTGCCATTTCAGAGTAAGTTATATCTTGTAATACTGCCAAGAATAAATACCTTGAATCCAAGAACAACATTCTTCTAGAAGCTGCTGTGGTTGGCATATATTGGTCTCTAATGAATACTACATCATCTAACATGAAACTTCCAGGGATACCGAATTTCATACCCTCATATGGTCTTTCAATGATTCTTTGGAAATCCATTAATAGACCTTTCACATAGTTGTGAGTAACTGCATCAGTAACTACTACGTCTGTTTCACCTTTTGCTTGGTAAGTTGTAGCAAGTTCATCTCTAATGTTTTGTAGAGTTACTGCTGCTCCACTTAGGTCTGTAGTGTTTGTAGTAATTGATTGAATCAAACCTTGAAATCCAAGAGCGTTAGTGGTTGTGTTACCATTAATTATCTCGTTTTCTAATGCTTCATTCATACTAGCTACTTTACCTCTTAGGTCTTCTGATAACAAATTAATGTAAGCAGAACCAGAAGCTAAAGCAGGACCAGTTACTCTTCCTACAGCATATAAGAACTTCATAACTACTGACTCTGTTCCTCTTGTGTCAACTTGATCAGCTAATGGAGCATCGTCTCCTAACCAGTCTGCACCTTGCTTTGCAGTAAGTGTGTTGTACACATAACTTCTACCTCTAACAGCCTTTCTTCTAATCCAGTAAACTAGAGGAGTTTGATACATAGTAGAATCTACGATCTCAGAATCCAAGAAACTTGGCATAAGTCCATAGTTTGTAAATGTTCCACCAGAAGTATGTCCTATTGAAGGAGCTTTACTAATTAGACCCTGATCTGATAAAGTCTTATACATCTGTGGTCTTAAGTCTACTTTGTTAATCGGATCACTATAAGTTTGACCAGATAATACTCCAGCAGCACCGAATACTTTATTGAATGTGAAATCTGCTTCATATTCTTCTACAATGCCACCATAATCACTAGCAATATCTTTAAATTGCAACATTTTTATTTACCTCCGTAAAATTCTTTCAGCATTTGTTTTGTAGTAGGATGTTTTAGTTCTACCTCAGCTGCGAATTTGTTTGTATTTGTTTCTACAGTTGGCAAATTGCTGGTATCAAGTTTCTTCTCTAAAAGAGCTTCTTTTTCTTCTAACAATTTTTTCAACTTAGCATTTTCTAATGATAATTCTTTTTTTTCTACATCTTCTGTAGGAGCAGGTGCTGGTTCAACTGGTGCTAGTTCAGCTGGAACAGGTTCTGCTTTTTTAATATTTTTAATATCTTCGGACATTTTTCCCTCCATACTCTTTTGAGTATCTTTTTTTGTACTAACTTTGGAGATATTATCTTTCTCTCCATTGGATCTAATTAAATCGTCTCCATTTACCTTTTCTGATAAATTATTTATCCTCTCATGAATATATTCTGTAGAACTACTAATTCTGGATTCAATTTCAGGATGATTGTGAAGCCCTAATGGTTCTGACTCTGTATGAGCATGAGCACCATCCTTATCATAGGATTTGGACACTTTTGTTTGTTTTTCCATATTACCCTCCAATTGTTTTGGATTTTCGTTATATTTTTCTAAATCAAACGATTTAGCAATATGACCGTAAGTTGCGTTCCTGTTTGATTGAATTGGAACCCATGTTGCTTCTAATAATTCTGCTTCATCCCATTGTTTGTAGTTTACACCACCTATCATTTTTTGGGAAGATGAACTAGGAATAGCAGAAATTGATACTCCCCACTGATGTCCTTTGTCTAGAGCATACTCAATTTTCTTTCTGATTGTGTCTGCAAAGGGATCTACTTCTTTTGGATAGAACCAAGGTTCACCAGTTAAAGCAACATTTGATCCTTTAGAAATAACTTGTAAATTGTCCCAGCCACCTATAGCTTTTTCTGCTTTATTTTCGTGATTAACAAGGGCAGGTAATCCTTTCTTCTTTGCCCATTTAAATAGAAGTTCTTTACTCATAATTTCTTCATCTCTATCAATAGATGTATCTGATAAAATAGCAGAATAAGTTGTAGAACCATCTCTTTGTTTTGTTATATGGATTGGCATCCACAGCTTACGAATCTCACTCATAGACATATTTACCAAGAAATACTTTATATACTATTATGGAAATTAGAGATAAAAATCTTGGGCATAGGCAGAATCGAACTGCCCTCAATGGATCTTCAGTCCATCGCTCTCCCACTAAGCTATATGCCCGTCCCCTGACCAAGATTTGCACTTGGATGGGCAGGTTTACAGCCTGCTGCATTCTAATCTGCCATCAAGGGATTAAAGTCTAAAAGAAATATCTAAAAGATGTAAATTGATAATTTTCTACCATTTTGCTATGATAATGTAGATATATGTAATATATAAACTTTTCTAAAAGATTTCATAGGCTACTAATACCAAAGCACTTTCACCCATGATTGTTAAGAAATGTTCTCAACACCTCCGTGATTATTTACAATGTTAATCCTCTTTTGCTTCCATTAAGATATGGCATCTACAATTGCTGTGAGCAGCTGGTCTCATGTACTCTTTATCTTGAAAATCAATAAATGGTTCAAATAATCCAACTTTTTGACCTTCCAAACTTTTACAAGTCTTAGAAACTTTATCATCTTTTTGAGTAACCCAGACTTTTTTACCTTTTACACCTGAATCTTGATAAGCTTGAAGTCTTCCAGCATTACGCATATTTGTTACTTCTGTTCTAGCAATCTTCATTGTTCGACCTTCTGTAACTTTGCCGTTAACTGTGCCACCTTTCTCTTTAGCCATTAACTCTTTGATATTCTCTTTAATTTGATTAACTGACTTTCTTTCTCTTAGGCTCTCACTAACATCTTGAACTATCTTATTTTGTAATTCTCTTCCGACACCTTTAATTCCAGCCCATCTTTTACCATGAATATTATAGCCTTCTATTTGTTGGTCTGCTAGACTCTTCATTCTGTTTCTGAATACTTCGCTCATTGGTATGTCTAAATTAAGATTAACCTCTGCTTTCTCTAAGCCTTCTTTCATGTGTTTAGATACAAAGCTTTTAACTTTATCTCTAAAAGGTGCTGTATTGATTACATTGAACACTCTTACAACAAAATCATTAAATGACTTACTTTCAGCAGGCACTTCTGCGTCTATGTGATCTTCTATTGCTTTCAGAATGTGAGTTTCCCACTTCTCGAATTGGCTTTTTAGAAATGAATTGTAGTCTGTTGCTTCCTCTACTGAATCAATTTTTTTTTTAATTTCGTTATAGAACTCTAATGTTTTTCTTTCAGTTTTATCATCTTCAGGTCTTTCTTTAGGTGGTCTAACTTCTCGTTTGTCTTCATCCTTATCCTTTTCATCTTTTTTAGATTCATTTTCCGCAGCCTTTTCTTGCATAGCCATTGCCATAGGTTGATCTCCCCATTCTACTGGTTCTTTACCTTCCATTGATCTAACTTCATTAATAGTATAAACATTAGAGTTAAGTTTAGACATAACTTGATCGTGTTCTATTTTTTCGGCTACATGGTCTTTTGGAAAGAACTTAAACTCTATTGGGATATTTTCTTTATCTTCAAAGAACTCAGGAATAATTTCTCTATTGATTTTATCTTCTATATGAGACAAGTAGGGGCTAATCGCATTCTTAACACTGATCCTTTCTTGGGATTCACCAGTAGCTCTGCTTGATCCTTCATAAAACCCAGCTTCTTGTGGAGACAAACCATAAGCTGCAAACACTAAGTGATGATACCACTTTTGTCCTTCTAGCCATTCCATGTCTTTATTTGTAGGAGAAAACTGTTTGAAGTCTACTGGTGTATTATGAAACAATAACTTGTGTGGTTTGTTTACTACTTCATTTAGCCATTCATCTTTAAATCTTTCTAGTTGATCGTCAGGCATAGGCACTGAAATTAGACCATCAGGTATAGCATTTCTTTTAAAGAACTCTTTGTTTGATCTAGTTGATTGAATAAGTAGTTCGACTACTTGTTGGACAGATTGAAGTGGGGAAAATCCATAAGGAAAGAACTCAGTGTTGTTGTTTATTTTTCCATAAATTAAATCACTCTTTGCAAAGAATTTAGGTTGAGCTTTTGGATGTCTAAGAGAATATTGATAATAACCATCAATTAGACCATGTTCATCCATGTTAACTAAGAATCTCGCAGAATCAAAGGCAAACATTTCGACCATCTTTTGTTTATAGTTTCTACCTTTAAATATTACTCCTGCATCTATTTCTAATGTATCATTAAGGTAAGCACCCCACACATCTTTAAAGGTGTCCCCATTTGAGTTAGGGAATTTTAAGAATTCAGTTACTTTTTCTATTTCTGGGTAAACTTTTTTATCATCATCATCTACAGTTCTAATTTCCCAAGGCGTATCTATAGCTTGTTTAACAATTGTACCCTTAACCATGTGAACCCAAGGAGACTTAGCAAACTGTCTTAACTCAACAATATTAATATTTCTTGGTTGACCTAGATGGGCATTAAAGAACCAATTAGGTACATAAGGCATATTCTCTATAACAGTCTTCTCACCAGAAGCATTAAACACTCTTGCCTTAGAAGTCATACGACCTTTTATTCTTTTAAACCAGTCTACTGATTTCTCTACAGTACCAATCTTACCCATCCTCTTATCCTCCTTATATACTTTATATACTATTATGCAAAACAGAACGTTCCAGAGATTTGGTCTTTCCAAGTAAAATAACAAAGAGCATCAGAATTTGATACTAAAATATTATCTGCATAATAAACATGATCTTTCTCAACTTCAATACTATAAACCCTTACTCCGCCAGGAAAGTGTAGAACATCTTGGTGAACAAAACTTTGCTTTTGAATATGCATACGTGATAAACTCATGCCCACAAAGGATACAAACTTCCTTTTTAGCCCATTTACCTTTTGTTCTATGGTATTGCATATAGCATTTTCTTGAACAGAACTTAGATTTTTCTTTTCTTTTTGTTTCATATTCTTTATTACATTCATAGCATCTCTTTTTGTAAAGTCTTGCGTTTTTGAGGCTATTCTTATAATGTTCCTTATGCCATTTGAGTCCTTCCTTTGATCTATGCCATTCTTTTGCCTTTTCTTGGGCTTTTTGTAAGGCTTCCATGTATAATTCTCTATTTTCTCTGAACCTTTTTCTTTGATGTTTCCCTCTATGTTTATTGATTTCAACAATCTCAAGGTTTTTAGAATCATTATTTGAGGGATCTCCATCAATGTGGTGAACATCATACCCTTTAGGAATTTCTTTATTATTGAAATCTTCCCATATCTTTCTATGGAGTGCTTTCTTTTTTCTAAACTTTCTACCTCTTCCATCGTAGACGTCGTTGTAGTAGTATTTACTAGTTCCCGAAAGCCAATACTTTCGTCCATTATATTCAATAACCTTTTTAATCTCCATTTTATTATTCCAGACTCTAGTTTGTCACTATTATTAAAGTCCTTTAAATATTTAAACGTTTCGTTTGTATATATCTTATGACTTCCAGTCGCAGTAAGATATTTGCCTCTATTTGTTTTACTACAAGAAACTTCTTTAACAATCCTATTAGACTTACTAATAATCTTTCTTATACCAAAAGGAGTAATAACACTATCCCCAATATTCAGTTTTTCTATTTTTACCTCTCCAGTTTTTGTTAATACCTTTGTTCCAGCCAAAAAACAGAAATCTGGACTCTTATCTTCTGGATCTACTATTTTATATTTCTCTGAAAGTGTTTTGTCTTTCTTCATTTTCATTAATTCTGATTTTAAATAGTTGTTTTCTGGAATATCTAACAAACTATCTCTCATTAATTCGGCTAGTCTAAAATATTGTTCAGCTTTCTTGTTAACGAATCTTTTTTTGGAACTTGTAGGCAATTTGCCTAAATCAGTACTAGGAGTATGTGGTGCTTCACCATAATGACAAGCTTTTATTCTAATTTTCTTTTGATCTTTAAGTAATTCTCTGACACGACTCACTACGCCTGAACCAATTCCAATACAGTCTATATTGATTATATCTGCTCCCTTTTCTTTGACCCAGTCGTTTATTCGGTTAGCAATACCCATCGGATCAGAGATATCTTCATGAAATATATCTACTACTTGATAATGTCCATTAAATTCATAACCCCACATCAAAACAGTCCAGTCTGCTCCTTTTTCGGCTACATCACATGATATTATCTTTTTGGCTTGTTTATCCATAATGAAATTGTTTCTTATTGCTTCGTTTATCCAACTCAGTCTAATTAATGAATCTTCTGATTGATCTGGAAAGTTTGATTCATATAGAACAGTAAAATCTAATTCAGTTAACTCTTGTCTCATTTCATCTATAAATACTTGAGTAATACGACCTTCTTTTAAAGCAGTCTCCCAACCTACATGAATAACCTCAAATCTACCAGAAACATAGTGATCGTAGTATTTGTTGTCTCTATTCCATGGATTAGATAATTCGATTAAAATAGCATTTTCTGGATCGTCACCAAGCATTCGGACTATTTTAGCATAAGCTTCTCTAGAAACAAGACATCCTTCATCTATTATAATCAAGTCTGCACCGAAACCCATTATCCGCTGAGCGTCTCCGTGAGCCGAAATCATTCTAAGTTCACATCCATTAGAAAACGTCCACCTCTTTCTGCTTGCTTCTCGTTTTAATCTTTCAATAGTATTATCTCTACCAATATCAACCAACCCATTGATTCGAGGGCAACTAATGATTAATTCAGCTATGTAATTCCTAATGATACTTGCTTGTTCTTCTTGAGGTGCTATTATGGCTACTTTCTTGTTTTCGTGTAACCAAATATACAAAGCAACACCCATAGCCACACAAGCAGATTTACCATAACGAGTCATAGCATTTATACAAGCCCTATTAAATTCCCCGAACGCTATCAATCTGACGATTCTTTCTTGTGTAGGTGTAATAAATTGAGCAGGAGGATAATTAGGAAAGAGAAATTTGACTAAGACCTTTATATTCTTCTCTTGGACACATTTAGTTAACATTATAATATTTGAGATTTAATAGTCTTTGCAATAGCCTTCATTTGATTTGGCATTACTGCATTACCTATTCTAGCCCATTGATTTAACATCCCACCAATAAACTGAAAATCATCTGGAAAACTTGATAATCTCTTTAATTCTGGAATAGTTAAATATCTTGGTTCTACATAATGTAATAATCCTCGAATCTTAGTTATGGTTGGACATGGTTTAGATGGATGAATTCGGATAGTATTAAAATAGCTACCTTTAACTAAAGATTCTCCATTTTTACCTTGAGGTATTTGATAATATCCTTTTTTAATAATTTGATTAGTTATTTCTGTATTCTTTAGATTTAGTTGCTCTAAGTCTCTTAAAGCCTCATTAACTGTTATAATCTTGGTTGAAGGTGTAGGAAAAACAGGTTCTTTGTTTAAATCCTTTCTTACTCCTATAAAAAATAATCTTTGTCTTGATTGAGGTACTTGATAATATTTAGCGTTTAATAGTTTACACTTAACATTATATCCTAAATTCTTAAGAGTTACAATTATCTCTTTAAATTTACCCTTCATTGTGCCTTTAATCATACCAGATACATTTTCCATAACAAATACTTTAGGTTGTAATCCTTCTATTAATCTTATAAAGTCTTTAAATAAATCATTTCTTGGATCAATTACTTGTCTTTTGCCTGCTGTACTAAATCCTTGACAAGGAGGACTACCATCTAAAACATCTAATTCTCCAATTTTTAATTGAGTAAAATCTAGAATTTCTTGAACATTTACTTTTCTAATATCTTTATTCCAAAAAGGTACTTCTGGAAAGTTAGCTTTGAATGTAGCTTCTGCATTATTATCATAATCAATAGCTAATAACTCTTTAAATCCAGCTAATTTATATCCCAAACTGCTTCCACCACATCCAGCAAATGTACTTATAACAGTTACCATTCATATCCACAGCTCGGACATTTCTTAGTTAAATCCATATTTTCATCAAATTCTGGTTCTTTAATAATTTCTTCATTTAAATGTTGAATCTGATCTAAATCGAAAAAACCTGAAAAGTCTGTATCCTTTAGTTCATCCATTTCTTCTTTAAGATAATCCATCATCCATTCACTTTCAGTTACTTTATTGTCTACTATTCTAAAAGCCTTAATTTCTTCTGGAGAAAGATCATCTGCATAAATAACTGGTAGATTCTTCATATTTAGCTCTTTAGCCGCCAAAAGTCTACCGTGTCCAGTAACTACTTCTTTATTTTTTTGATTATTTAATATTAAAGGAACTCTAAACCCATATTTCTCAATACTTAGTTTAATCTTGTTAATTTGAGTTTGAGGGTGATCTTTAGCATTTTTAGGATATGGCTTAATTAAGTCAATATCTATTAAACTAGTCTCTAATTTAGGAATCTTTATTTGATTCTCTGGTTTTGTCCATGTAGTTACCATTTTCCTCCATTATCTCTTTTAGTTTGATTCTTTCAAGTTCATACATACTTATATCTAATTTCTCAGCAACTTTGTCTTTGTAACCATATTTCTCTAAAAAATCTGTTACAGTATTTACAGTATCATTATATGCCTTTATAGCAGATACTTTGTCTTTTGTTAAATTAGCTTTTCTTATTAGTCTGTGACAAAGTCTCAAATTACTTTGCATTGTGATGCCTATATTTCTGCCCACTTTTGATAAATTTATTGGTCCTAACTCTTCGACAATCTCTTCTTTCCACCTTTGAATAGAAGAACGGGGGATTGACCATTCTTTGGCTAGTTGAGAAATATTGATATCCCATTCACCAAATTCTATAATAAGTTTCTTTAATCTCTCATAATTATCTTTTTTTCGCCATTTCATTGATCAGTACATCCTTCTGGGTTAACGACGTTTACTTCTTTGGGTTTTCCCTCTCTAAAATCTAGCTTATTGTCTCTAAGTACCTGAAACAGGGCTTGTGAAATAGCTTCTACGTTTGTTTCAGTATGTATTCCTTCTTTACTTGCATGACCTAAATTCTGTAAAATATGATGAAGTAACTCATGTAACAAAGTGACTGCTTGTTGACTTTCAGGATAATTTGTGTTAACTCTTATAGAATTATATGAATTCCAAGAACTACCCATATTTCCATTCATTTTGGGCATATCATCTACTTTATTAACATTAACAAAATGTCCTCCAATTTTTATCTTATTTGGTATCTTCATTCTTCTAACTCTAGTCTACATTTTTTTGAACAAAGAGGCTCCAGATTGTAATCTAAAGCCAAATCATCATCAAATTCTCTTTTACATACAATACATCTAACTAT